GTGTATATTCCATTTTTACTCTTTGGTAGGAATAATCTTTACAAGTGTTTCCAGCATATAGTTAGATTTGAATACCACAAATGGTCATTGTCTATGGTATGTATTGCTCGCGCTGGTTTTCTTGAAGCGCGTGAACATCGGGGTCTCTTCGGGAGAGATCATCGCAATGAGATCGGTCAAATCTTCCCTGTCGGTCGTCACATTGTAGGTAATAAGTGCGGTGGACTGAGACATATCGTCTCCTTATCTATTTGGGCTATATCTCCTGCCCAAACAGCTTCCCCTTGATGACATCTTTGAAGGAACCTGTCTTCTGGGCCTTCTTGAGGGCTTCCTCAAGGTTGACCCCGACCTTGCGCTCACCAGGCTTGGCCTCGGTAGCTGGCGCAATCTTCTGCCGTTTCGCTTGTTTCGCCGCGTAGTCCATGTATCCGTCCTTGTTAAGGATGAGGTACACGCCTTCGTAGAACGACTCAGGGTTCTGCAATATATCGGCTGCTGCATCCATTATCTGTTCCTTATCGAACACTGGACTTCCATCAGCACCGCTGTACCTTTTCGCCAAAGACTCAAAGGCCTGTTGCTCCCTTGTCGCCATCTCCTTGCGTTGTATCTCTTCCTTCTTGACGTACCCATTCTGCTGCGCGATGAAATCGAAATACGGTTTGAGTTGCTGCGCCACCGCGGGGTCAAGTCCCTCAGGCATCGCATTGGTCTGGGTCTGTGTCTGGGGCTGACGCCTTGCGGCCTCGTCCCTGAGTCGCTTCACCTCCGCCTCAAGCTCCTTCTTCTTGGAGTTGACCTCCTTGAAACGCTTGTAAGGGATGGTAGCTTCTCGTCCGGTCTCAGTACCGTCGCCATCTCCCGTGTGGCTCGCCGTATCCGTGTCATCGGATGACGTTTGCTGGCCCGCGATTTGTCCTGCCGCTTGCGAGACGGCCTCGGTAGTTTCCTCTACCGGTTCAGCCTGGGTGGCCTCTTGTCGCACGTTGTCCATACAGTTCTCCCCACGATAAAGTGTTAATCGCTGTTGCGGGTGCGACCCGTTCGCCTCGTGTAAGCGTTCATGCGGAGGATGTTCCCTCCGCACTCAACCCTCGCGCGAGAGCATTGGCTCTCCTTAAGGGACTAAGCCTGTGCGGCCTGTTCCAAAACCATCATCATCTGCTGTATCTCAGCCTCAAGAGCCTGTAGTTCCTCTGGGCTCGCCCCTTGCTGCTGCATCTGCTTGTACTCGTCCATCTTCTCCTGCACCATCGCTGTCGTCACTTCTTCCTCTGCCGGTTGTGAAGGTGCTGCTTCCATGCCAGGAGGGGGCATCTGCTGAGCTTGCTGTTCTGCCGTCTGGATACCACGCTCCCTGGCAAGGTTCTCCTCTATCTCTGCTATATTATCAAACTCGAATTGTTTTAAGAGCGTCTGTCTGTCCAAATCGCCCATCTGGCGGAGCATGACAGCCCTGTCCTGCCGCGCTTCCCTCGTGTACCCCAGCGCAGTGCCGATAGTGACCACGACCTGCGTATCCTTCTTGATGGGCGTAGCACCTTTCATCTTCTTCCCTGGTGCGTTCTCACCGATAACCTTGAGGTCGGCGAACATTCCGTCCGCCTCTTTCGAGCGGAAGTCCTTGCTGGTAGTATAGTTCAGCGCGGCCATATCCATTATCTTCTCGGCCAGATTTTGCAGGAACAGCTTGACGTTGATGCGGTAATCGCTATTGCTTCCTGCATCTGCGGCCTTGAGAGCCTCGATGCCACGCCCCGACTTCACACCGGTCGGCAGTCTGCCAAGACTCACATCATGCACCGACAGGTCTTCCGCCCGCATCAGCAGGTCGTTCATCTGCTGGAATGCGGACTGCATCATGTTGCGCGCCTCTAAGGGCTGTACCGCAGTGCCAGGAGCCTTCGAGATTATCTGTCCGTTCTGGTTGGTGAAGGTCTTAATGCGAGAATTACTATCTGCCAGCAGTCTGAACTTTGCAGCAAAGTCGTGGTACTGATACCCCATGCTCATCAAGTGGTTGTAAACACGGTTAAGAGCTACGATGTCCCTTGCCCACCCGAACCCACTCGACTCCCCTGGCTCCACGTCGAAGGCTAAAACCTCGCAAGGGAACTTTTCGTACCCAGAGTCTTCGTGCCGTACCAGTACGCCATTCTCTCCCGCCAATGTCGCGATGTATACCTTGCACTCTCCGTCCTCGTATGTCTTGTAGTAGCACTCGACTATCTTCACCTTGTCATCATGGCTCTCTGCCGCCCCTAACGTCATGTTCCGCATCTGGCGTTTGTAGTCGGACTCGTACTCTCCGCCGGTCTTGACTTCCTTCACCCTCTTGTAGAGCTTCTGACCGTCCGCATCGCGGGCGTTCTTGAGGTAGTCCTTGGTGCAAAACCCTGTCTTGATGATCCATCGACCATCCTCGACAGGTATCTTGTCGCAGTACAGGTCGAAGGCATCCACCACTTTGGTGTCTATCTCGCCTTCACCATCATCAGCGTCCATATCATACCCAAGCCAGACGGCGGCGTATGACTCAAGCAAGGCGATATGCACCACGTCGTTGAGTTTCTGCTGTAAACTCTCATGTTGCCAGATGTCGTACAGCCAGCGATTGCGCACCATAGCAGCCTGATACTCCTCATCGCTGTTATCGTAAGGCAGAGTGACGAATACCGGCTCATCCCCGACCAGCGAGGACTTGAGTGCCTTATGTTTGCTCTTGGTAATGTTGACGGCCACCTCATAGCGGTTCGGTTTGTACGCTTCCACCTCTCCGGTCGTGGTGTTATAGCGCAGGTAGTGGTTGCCGACCCTGAAATTGGTGTTCACCAACCACTGTTTCTCATGTTTGAGACGCTTGTCCTTGGCTTTGGACAGCCATTCTTCACGAATGAGGGACTTTATTTCATCGTCTGGGTACATTACTTTATCTCCTCATAACGTGCGCCCCTGCCGATAGGGTCTGGAATATCGTCGGCATCGACCACTTCGATGTATTTCTCATCTTTCTTCGGCTCAGGCTCCATGACCACGGCCTCCATCTGCCTGTCCGTCAGCAGATTGTACTCGCCGATGCTCCGCGCCATCAGTTGCTTGGTCAAATCCCTGATGGAGAACGCCTGATACACCACTACCCCGCCCAAAACCAGCAGTGCGCCCAGCTCTACCATGTCTCCTCCTTAATAACCATCACCATTTACCATCGCATCCTCACCCGCACCCCACTCGTCCTCGCCCAGTATCACGCCATCCTCGAATTGTCTGCTCCCAAGGAGCGCAATGGCTAAACTATCCGCAAAGTCAGGGCTGTCATACCCAGCCGCCTTCATCTTCTTCTTTGAAACTATCTGTATCTGGGAGTCGGAAGTCAGTTCGTACCGCAGTTGTGGCAGTTCTTCCAGATACTCCGGCACAGTATCAGGCAGTGCCAAGAGTCCGTTGCGGAACTCCTCCCGAAGTTGCCAGAACATCTCCGTTTTGAGGTTCCGAAACCGTGTATTGTCAATGAGCGGCTTGCTACCGAAGTTCACCGGATACACGTTGTACCCTCTTTCTATCAAAACGTCCACGAGTCCGCCTCCGATACCAGTATCATCCACAGCGAAACTCCGTATCCCTGTCTCATTGGCGAACTGGATTGCAGCACCTACCAGTTCCGTTATCCTCTTGCCATGAAAACTCAGGACTTTAACAACTTTAGGATACACCAAAGCCGTCATTACACTGGTGTCCGTCCCGAACCGTGCAACGTCTATCCCGATACACTTCTTGGCGTGTTGCCAGCTCTCCGCATTCTTGAAATCATGCCCCCTTCCGATCGACGCCTCCACCCACTTGAGCGGTATCAATACATCGTCCCCCTCGGATGGGAACTCACCCATGACACGAGACTGGAATAGCGGACTTTCTTCCCCCCACTCAGCCTTCCTATCAGACACCCAGCCCCTGGTGGCAAGTCCCGGTATCACCTCCCTGTCCTGTACATAGTTCGGTGTCTCCATGCAGGAAATCCGAATCTTGTGGTAGGCAGGCGACTTGAACGCATTGTAGAACGTACCCGATGCCGAGGTCGGGTTCCCTATCAGCAGTCTCCGAGAATTATCCGTGGTCAAGATACCATTGGCAGCATCAAAGATAGGCTCCGGTATACCCGATGCCTCATCTGCGATAAACAGCGTATTGGGATTATGCAGTCCCTGGAACCTGTCCCCCTGGTCGGTGGAGATACCAATAGCGAACTTGGTCAGCCTCTTCTTCTTCGCACTCTCCTGCTCGTATAGCCTCAGCTCCGTCTGGGACAGTTCGTACACCCCAAGATTGGTGCGAGCCTTGTTCATCAAGTTGTGTATCTCACGCCACAGGATGGTCTCAATCTGTCTCCAGGTCGGGGCAGTGGTCACCACCATCGCAGTATCGTAGCACGTCAACCACAGAAGTGTAGCCACCGATGCGAGCAGCGACTTACCTACCGAGTGTCCACTGCGTACCGCTACGGCCTTGTGATTGAACAGCGACCGTATCACCTCTATCTGCTTCTCCCAGAGCGTCACCCCGAATATCCTCTCGGCAAAGTCCTCAGGATGCTCCTTCCAATACTCCCTCCACCAAACCAACTGCTGTTTCTGCTTCCTCTCCTCTGCGGTCATTTTAGCCACTGACTATCCTCCAAATGACCAACCATACCTCTTGGATACCAAAAACGTCCCTACGGCCTCTAGGTGAAGCTACACGCAATTCTATCATATCATCCTAACTATACTTTTCTTCTTCTAGTCTGGGGGGAGAATATAAGAGGGGGGAAATTGCATTAAGATTAACTCTTAAGAAATTAAGATTAAGATTAAGATTAAGATTAAGATTAAGAGAAGAAAGAGCAGAGAAGATAAGAGGGGAGTGGGGAGAGAAGAGGGGATATGAAATGCAATTTTCTTGTAGGTGACACTCCTGGGAGAACGCCACGGGGACGGACTTTCGTCACCGGAGCCTTGTCCAAAGTATGGGGTAAATGTTGTCCAAACATGGGGGTAGCTCGTAGTGGAGTGTGGCACTTGTTGGCGTAGTACCGCCACGAAAGGCTTGGGGTAAACATGGGGGTGAAGTATGCGTGAACGAGTGTCCGTCCACGCCTTTTATAATTTTTCCCAAAAAAATTGGAGCTATGGGTCGCTGAAATTAGCCTGTATTTTGTGTTCGTGTATATATACCTACACCTGCCGGAGTTCCACCGAGCGGAACCCTACCCCGGGGGGTCAGGCAGGCGTCAGGCCGTCCTTGCTACTGGCGTCCTGTGGCCGTCTGGCTCACTGGCCTGCCGTGGGGGGGCTTGCGTCGCAGAAGGAATTTGAGTTAGTAATCTGTTATCGACGCGTGGCATGGCACGCATAGCAGTTGTAGTTCGTTTATGGTGATGGCAGGGTTATAGACAACGTGGTGTATATCGTAGTTGTCGGCGTGGTGTCCGCACAGTTCGCAGGTATCGTTTGAGCGTTGCTTCAAACAGTACAGAAGATATGGGCGCAATTCTACAATGTCCTGTTGCGCATGCGCCCTGTCCTCTTTTGTGTATAGGTGTCTTAGGTTTTCCATCAGTTCACCCGCTTCGGGGGCAGTGGTGGCAGACCGCCGGTCGTGGACGACATGAGCCCGCCAGTGGTGACGCTCACATCATGAGTATCTCTCCACCCCATGTTTTTGAGGGCGAATATCGCTCCGACGGGGGAGCCCTTGTGCGAGAGTAGTTGGCGTTCGTAGGCGTTTTCCACGTAAACCCGACACTTTTTCATGAGCGGCGAGTATCGTGGATCACCAAGATACTCCTGAAATTCATTCCAGTCCCAGAGCCCGAGCGCAATGCGCAAACCGGTAATTGAAGGCGCAATTTCCCCGCGCTCAATTCCGTCCAGATATGCGCGCGAACGGTCTGCAATGGTGGTTGGTGCCAGTCTACGCGCGGGTAGCTCGGCTTGCTTTTCGCTCTCTTCAGTATCGTTTTTCAGGACGCTCAATTGCGTTTCCAAAGGCTAAGCCTCCCATGATATAGGAAATACGCGGGTTCTGGGCCTGACCGCGCTTAGTGCCCGCAAATCGGTTTTCTGGCAGGGAGTGGTATATTCCATCATTTGAAGTATAGCAAAACGGCCAGGATACAGAGAAAGATCGTCAGAAAAACCCTTGACACGGATTAAAATACCTGCTATCATAAGTCTTGGATTAGTTATTCATTTATTTTAGGGAGCGGAAATGACAAAACACGAGCTAAGCGCAACGGATTATATTGTGATTAGGGACGCGCTAAGGGAATTGCGATTCCAGCGTAGAGGAGCTAATCCAGCCAGTCCGATAGCTCAAGAGATGAAATCAAGGCTTGACGAGCTAATAAGCGACGTATTTGACGGCCCTGCCAGAGAGATGGATTTATTTTTATTTCATAATAGGAAGGCTTGACCATGCGGGAAAAGACTTGGACAAAGTGGGAACTGAAAAACCAGCAAACCATCCGCGCAACGGCACGGATCAGAGCGAACGGGCAGATTAAAAAATTATCAGTAAAGGTGAAAAAATGAACATCGATAAAGCAGGAATGGATGAAATCCGCGCGCAAGCCGTGGATTATATCAGGGACAATACGCCAGACTGCCACGGAGCAGACTTGCACAACGAGATATATAATCAGGACTATTTCATAATCGGAAGTTATAAAGCGGAGCAGTGGCTTTCCAAGCATGTCGGTATATTCCAAGCGATAGGCGCAGTACGAGAATACGAGAGGGACAATTTTGGAGAAGTGTATACCGATTTGACTGAGCCAGAAAAAATCTTGAACATGCTTGTTTATATAGCAGGAGCGGAGATACTGGCAGAGAGTAAAACGCTGAGCATGGCCTGGAATAGAATGCTAACCGAAGAGGATTGCGCGGATATTGTAGCTGAATTGTCCAAATAACCAATTATCAGGACACCATACCATGAACAAGCACACTCCCGGCCCATGGAAATCGGCCCTTTCATTCGAAGAAAACAAAGCACCTCAGTGGACGGTATTCACCACGCAAAAACTAGGGAAGGGATTTAATGGTTGCGATATAGCATACACCGGCACGGACGAACAGGCGCAAGCAAATGCCCGCCTTATTGCATCGGCAGCGGAATTGCTGGAAGCGTTGCAGCTTGTCTGGTCTATTGTCGATAGCATGAGAAAGCCAGGTATCAATTTATACGTTGACCCTACCACTATCCAAAAAGCTCAGTCCGCTATCGCTAAGGCCATCGGGAAATAATTATCACACAAAGGAATTGCCATGCGTACCGAAACGCCAACGAGAATACTCTACACGTTCGAAGAATTGACGAGCGAAGCTCAGGAAAAGGCAGTGGATAATCTGTACGACATTAACGTTTTGTGTGAATGGTGGGATTCCATCTACGATCACGCAGCAAATGTATGGCTGGAAATTGAATCGTTTGACATTGACCGGGGCTCATATTGCAAAGGCCGACTGACTCGTGGTATCAACGAGGTCTGCCGCCTAATTCTGGAGAATCACAGCCCCGATAGCGATACATACAAGCTTGCACAAACGTGGATAGCAGGCAAGCGAACCGGGGACAACGATTCAAACGATTTTGAGCGGGCTTTGTGTGAAGAGTATCGGATTATGCTTCAGCACGAATATGAATACCTGACTAGTCAAAAGGCAATAATTGAAACGATTCAAGCCAACGAATACGAATTCACAGAAAATGGTGACAGATCC